CTTAAATGGTCTTCAGAAGAAATTGCAATTCCATATATCAATCCAATCGATAAGAAGGTACACAACTATTTTCCAGATTTTTTAATTCAATTTAAAAACCAAGAAGGGTTACAAAATTGGATGATAGAAGTAAAACCAAAGAAACAAACCTTTTTAAAAGAAAATGCTTCTAAAAAAGAAAAAATTACATGGGTCATTAATACTGCCAAATGGGATGCAGCTAATACATATTGTTTAAAAAATAATATTGTTTTTAAAATAATTACAGAAAAAGATTTATTTAAAAATGCCAACTCCAAATAACAATTCAATCTTAACTATTAAAGACTTCTTTGATAGACATCAAGGACTTCAAAGAAATAATAGATTTTCTATGTCTTTTTTTAATTTACCCAGCGGATTACCTGTTGTTCTTAATAAAGATTTTAATCCAATTGCTATAACAATTGGATCTAGAGCAATCGATGGTATTGCTGACAACTTAGCTGGTTATGGTCCAGGTCGTACTGTACCAAGATCACAAAAATTTCCACAAGGTGTTATGTTATCATTTCCCGTTACTAATGATAATTTTATTACTGATTTTTATGATGCGTGGTTTAATAGAATATATTCTGGTGGTAGGCAGCAAGGTGATTATAGTAAACCCTTTCAATTATCTTTTTATGATGATATAATTGCAAATTCACAAATGAAAATAGATTTATTAGATCCAAATGGAAATATAAATCGAACTTTTACATTCTTTGAAGTATATCCAATTGAATCTTTACCCCTAGAACTTAATATGTTAGATACAAATAGATATTTGGTTTATCAAGTGTTAATGATGTTTAGAGATTTTACTATTACAAAGGCGATCTAATTTATGGATTTGTTTAATTCGTTAGAAAATTTATTACCAAAATATGAAACAGTATTACCTTTTTCAAAAGAAAAAGTATCGTATACTCCATTCAGAGTAAAAGACGCTAAAAATATTTCTATTATTTTACAAGAAGATAATAAAAAATTAGCATTAACCTCTTTAGTAGATTTGCTTACTACAAATATTAAAGGAACCAATATAATGAATTTGTGTATTGGTGATGCTGAGTATTTATTTTTACAAATTAGATCTAAGAGTGTAGATGAACGACTAAATTTAATCTACAATAAAGAAAAAATACAAGTTTTTATTTCTGATATTAAAACAAGAAATAGTATTATCAGTGAAACAATACAACTAACCGATGCTGTTAATATAACAGTAGAAACTCCTACTATACAGGATTTACTTAAATTAAATACATTGGAAAAAGATGAATTAATTAAAGCATCTATTAAAAAAATAAGTGTTGGTGGAGAAATTTATTATGTTAATAAATTTGTAACAGAAAATTTACAAAAATTAATAGATAATCTTCCAATGACAGTACTCCCAAAATTAGATGAATTTTTATTAAAACAACCTGAATTATTTGTCACCCTACAAACACAAGAAGGTGATAAGGAGGTCAGTGGATTTCTAAGTTTTTTTACTTGTCGGTAAAGTTTTTTGATCTAAAAGATTATTTTACTACAAACTTTACCTTAATAAATAACTTTAATTGGAATTTAACTGATCTTAATAATATGATATGGTGGGAAAGAGAAATTTATATTAAACTGTTAATAGATTATCAGGATCAAAAAAAGCAAGAACAGATGAATAATAGATTTGATATGGGAGGTATAAACCTATGATAGACGATACAAATGGATTTTCAATTGATGTTGGAGCAGAACAACAAGCATTTTCTGCTGCTCTAACACCATCCAGTATAGAATCACCTGCAATAGTATCTTCAGTTGCTAATCAACCATTACCAGAATCTATAATTTATCAACCAACTAATGTAAACATATCAGAACAAACAAAAGCTGAAGTTTCTGTAGTTGCTTTAGATTTAAGAATTAAATTTGATGCAGAAGATAGTTATAATAAACTTAAAAATGTTGTTGATGATGTTCAACAATCTGTATCAAGTTCAAATAATGGTGGGTGGATACCAGATCCAAAAGCATCTAATGATTTTGAAGAAAGACCTTCTCTAGAACAAACAAATTTAATTTTTGATAATAGAAAAGAAAGATTTTCTCAATATCCTAAGTGGGCATAAAAAAAGCCCCTTACGGGGCTTTTCTCAATCATTCTCCATTTCGGAGAAGTACTTTAGAGGATCCTTTTCCTCAATGTCTTCACGGACTACCGTATCTGTGACATCATCTTCAATACTCTTTGACTCAGTAAACTGAGCACGAATATCGTCTCCGGTTGCCTTCTTGAGTCGAGCCTTGAGTTCATCATAACTCTTGAACTGACTCTTATCGGTAAATTCCTTAAGGGCGTATTGCTTCTTCCAGAGTTCCTCTAGCTTCTTATCATCTCCACCAAGAAGAGGAGCAGGAGCAGCAAACTCTGAACGATCATAATTAACATACCCACCGACATTGCGAATCTTAATCTTGAAGTCTGCACCAGTCCAGAAGTTAAATGGATCAACAGCAGTCTCATCCTGATACTCTGGGTGAGCAAGTCCCTGAATCTTCTGGAAGATCTTAGTACCATACTGGTAAAGGAAAACCTTTCCCTTATTCTCTGGGGTTGCTGGATCTTCAAGAACAAGAATGTTGGAGATGTAAGTCAACTTGCGCTTACGATTCCGTGCAATATTCTTGTCATCTTCAATTCCACTATTCCACAGTTCTGTGTTTGCTTCACAAACTGGGCACTTCTCTCCAAGAGTTGTTGGGCAGTTTTCAAACAACCAACCACCTTTGCCCTTAAAGGCATGACTGTAAACTGAAACAAAGGGAGTATCTTCTCCTGCAATCTCAGGAAGAAATCGAATTACTGCATAACCGTTTCCAGCCTTATCAATACCAGGCTTCCAAATACGTTCATCTTTGTAACTCTCCTTTGATGTGAGCTTATCCATACGCTCGGTTAAGGATGCGACTGAGTTCTTACTCTTTTTCTTGAAATCTGAAAAATTTGCCATACGTATCTTTCTTTCCCCAAGGATCTACCTTGGCCTAACAGTTCTCCTACACTATACACTCTGATTTAAATTAGTCAATTGGTAACTTCTTGGATTTAGACTTTTTCATCAAATGTAAACTTTGGGCTTCTTGTTGAATTTTTTCAATAATAGGTTTAGTTAAAAGTTTACCAGAAGCACTTGGATCTAAACCCATTTCTTCTGTAATTTCTAAAACACAATCCATAAAAGTCATATTAGTAGATTTTACTCTTGCTATTACCTTATTTGAAAATTGTTCTTTGGCAGAGTCATCTATGTACATAATCTTATTATAGCACCAGTTTATATTAAAGCCAATAAATATAAGAGTATAAATATTGAAGACCAAGGAATCTAAGGATACACTATGCCAATACCTTCACCATTTTACGGAAATGATTATGTTGTAATTAATAGCGGAGCTACATTTGCAATTGGAGCTGATCCGGTTTTAAATATTTCCGGTGGTTATACAACCTATTTTCAATATTATAAGTTGGGTTTTGGTGCAACTGGAGCATTTTCTCCTGTAACTGCATCAAATCCATTTCCGGTAACTATGTCTGCTGGACTGACTGCTACGATTTCTGGCTTTTCTGGACCTATTTCAGTAACTGGTGTTGCTGGAGGTGCTGTTAATGTTTTAGGAACAGTTGTTGTATCTGGTTTAACTTCTGCTCCAGTATATGTACAAACTGCTCCAAATTGCCGAGTAGAAGTTACTGGTGGAAGATATTTAAATAATTTAACAGATAATGTTTCTGTATTTGGTCCATCTGGTAGTACTTGGATTTATGCAAATCTAGTATCTAGTAACGGTTCTGTACTTGGGACAACATCAAATCCAATGTATGTTAATATTACTGGAGCAACAATTCAAGCTACAGTAGCGGCTACGGTTGGTGTAACTAATGCAACTGCTGGTATTGGTCTACTTATTCAAGGTATGTCTGGTGGATATAGTGTTGCAACAACTGTAGGTAATACAGTTGGTATCAATGATACATCAATTCTTGCTGGAATGACAGGTATATATGCACAATTAGTTTCTCTCAACTCTCAAATATTAAGTATTGCTGGTAGTGTCCCGTCTACGATTAAATCTGGTAGAACTGCACCAACTGCCGTTGTATCACAGATGGATTCATCTGGATTTACATGCTCATATGGTATAAATCTTAAAGCAGCAGCAACAAATACAAATTTAGTTTACTTTGCAGGAAATACTGGAGTATCTGCGTTGACATCTTATGGATTAGACCCAGGTGAAGAAATCTTTATTAAAGTAAATAATACTAATAAGATCTATACCGTTACTGGAAGTGGTACACAAGCACTATTTTATAATGCATCGTGAATAAAAAATGGCAGAAACAGAATCCGCATATACATTAAATAAAGTTAGAACTTTAAAAAATTATGGCTTGTATATTACTGGTTCAACGGTTGATCCAATTTATACAAAAGGGATTATAAATTCCAAACCAAATATTTTAATAAATGGATCTACATGTACTATTGATTATTCACATGTATATGATGTTTCAGATTCATTATATTTAAAAAGAACTTTTGGTGGATTTTCTGGTGCGGGAGAAACATTCTCTATAGCGGCTTCAGAATATTTTGATGAATATAATAATGTTAATACAACATTAAGTGGAACTTGTAGGTTATCTACTACTATCAACGATAATCATATTATCATTGCTACTATTGTTTCCGGTTTGACTGCAACATCTGACTACAATTATTATGGAAAAGATAATTTTATAGATACACCACAGTATACTTTTACATCTACTGGTGGAACTATTGGATACTTTTTAGTAAATTCTCTTCCAAATCTTTCTAAAATAACATTTAATAGTATGGGCATTCTTGGGTCAGCATATGGTTTTGAAGAATATATTGAAATATCAGGCGGTACATTAGATAATGCAGAACGTATTTTAATAAGTGGAACTACACAACTAAAAGACTCTACTGAACTATTATATTTTGCGGCAGGTGGAACTTTTCAAAATTTTTCAACTACTAATACTTCAGTTGATTTATATTTACGTGGTTATCCATCCTTGATGACATACCCACAACAGTCTAATATAACTGGAATTTATACAATATCTGACGCTTTAACTAATGATTTAATAAATTGTTATGAAAATCAAACTATAAATCAAGCACAATTAAGAAATTCAAAAATAGCAGTTGGATACTTATCTAGTTTTATAAACTGCACGTCGTGTTATGATTTAATATATGGAAGTGGTATATCAACTCCATTTAGTATAATATCTCCAGCATTTAATAATTTAATTTATATTACAATAAGTTCACCAGTATCAACAACAAATATTGCTGCATTAAATATAAACATTACAACATCAGCATCCTCAATAATATTAGCACCATCAAATGGTAATACAACTTTAAAAATTGATTTAAGTCATCCTTCTATATTAGGATATTCATTAGAAACATATACTGATGCTGCTAGAGAAATTCCATTAGGATATGCTTATAAAAGTTATGGTGTTCCTGGATATAACGGAGCATATGCTATCATAGATTCATATAGTAAATCAACACCAATATATTGTATATTAACTGGACTGTCTACAATATACTTTAGTATACAAACATAAGACCCCCATTACTGGAGGTCTTAGGTCTAACAAAAATTTTACAAATTTTACCGACTGCGTGAACGAACAACTCGGTAGTGTGCACGACCCTTAACGGTCTCACGAACTACAGTATAATTAAGATCCATACGATCAAATGCCTCACGAAGGTTACTCATAGTTGCGCGCATATTTGCAACCTTAAAACGCTTACGGGCTTCACATGCATTCAGAGGAGTACCATTTCGCATATAATCAAACACTCTCTGAATCTTCGTCGGACGGTCAACAGTAGTAATATCCATAGAACTTTCCTTTCTTATAAGAAGTTGCTATACTATACACTCTATATCTGACATGTCAAGGGATTATTATAAATAATAATGACTGAGGAGGGCTTTATGGAACAGAAGAGTCATCAGTTTATAAAATTTGTACGGAAACATCTTGCCCAATATGGCATGAAACTTATCATCGGGCGTGGTAAATGCGTCAATGTAGACGGTTTTCGCTGTTCTGGGTGTTTTGACGAGTCTGGAAAGGCGATTCGGATAGCCAGACACTGTAATGAATTTTTACATGTTCTAGTTCACGAATATTGTCACTTTTTACAATACATTAATAGCAGTAAAGTCTATGAAAAGTCATATAAAGCCTCAAATATTGTAGATGGATGGCTAAAAGGTAAAAATTATGCTTCAAAAGATGTTAAAAGAGCATTTTTTATTGTAAGATCAATGGAAAGAGACTGTGAAAAACGAGCAGTTCGATTAATTAATGAATTTAAATTAAAAATTGATACAAAAATGTATTCAAAACGGGCTCACGTATACATCTATAGCCATTTCATGATGGAAAAATCAAGAAAGTTCTATTCTTTCAAACAAGATCCATATTATAGCAAATGCGTTCTACGCATCATGCCATCTAACATGGCTGTTCTAAGTCACGTGTCTATTCCAACAAAGGTTTATTCTGTTTTAGAATCTTTGATGAAATGACTCTGAGCATATTTGGCAATAAACTTAGTAAATGGTTGTTCACCGTAGGGCCAGCGATCAATTGGATCCATAAACCCATGTTGAATTAGATCATCAATGTGTTCATCCATCATTGATAGAGTCACATCATCTACATTCCACTTAAGATCACCATCATAATCAATCGATGGTTCATCTGCAGCATTATGTTCTGCAACAGCAAGATCGGATATCTTTGCAAGATTTCCAAGAATTTCTAATGATTTAGCACATTGATAAAAAAGATCCTTGTTGATAGGATCTTCTTCTTTACGTGCTAGTTTTCGGACTTCGTAAACTAGTTCTGAAATTTTCATATTAACTCCTAGGACAAGGTTAGTAAGTACTTGGTTTGTTGTACCAACCCAAGCATCTCATCCTTTATATTTAACAACGCAGTTTGATCTCCACCAATTTCTTTTGGTAATTCTTCAGTTAAATAATTTTCAAATGAACTTAACACTTGCATAGCAGTTGTTTTATGTGGTCCATTTAAAGTCAACTCATTAATATCTCTTAACTCATCCTTACCAAGCGTTCCCATATAAGTTTCTGCAAAGGTATCGAGTAGAGAATCTATACCTGTGTAGGCAGCTCCTAATGCTATATGTGCGGCATATGACTTAGTTCCCCAGTGATGGAGGCGTAATTCGTTTTGAAAATTTAAGATTGTTTTAATGCATGACATAGTATACTATTTATTCTTTCTGCTCTGTATTGATTTCTTCATCAGATTCTTTTTTCTTAAAAAGGTCACCAACAGATTGAATAATTCCTTTAACAGAATCTAGTGCATCTGCTGTATTAAATCCTTCACCAACCTCTTTAGGAAATTTATTTAAAGGACATTCAAGATCCGGCATCCACAATTTGTGTGAGAGTGCCGCTCTTGGATTTTTTGCACTACAACCACAACTAGAACACCAACCAATAGATTCTGAATCTGGTTTAAAATTATTTCGTCTTGGACAAGACATGCATAAGGCTTTTCTTTTTTCAAAAACTGCCTCAGATACTTTACCGGTTAATAATTGTGATCCTTCAATCTTTGAATATTGTGCAGCCTTAGATAAAAAACTTTGATCAACTTTACTTGGTACAGGTACAGCTGTATAAAGATTTTGTTGTGGTATTAGACTTTGCATATCATTTATTACATTAGATTTAATAGTTTGTTGTACAGTTTCAACCAAGGGAGTTCGTACATCACATTTAGAACAATCACTTGCTAATACATGCTTGGATTTTAAAGTACAATACGGTGCGCACTTTCCAGCATTTTCTACAACCCAATGGGTACAATTAATTCTATGAAATGCTTTAGATTTATTTGTTTCACAATAAACAATTTGTTTTAAAGAAATGTTTTGCATAAGTTAGTATGGACCTTGTGCTTTTATTATAATATGATTTCTACCATATGTCAACCCGCTTCTTGCTGAATTTGGTTCATATGTCGTATCCCATGGGCACAATTCTTCATCTCTGTTTATTTGATCAAATACATCATCAAACATTATATTATATTTTTCAAATCTAACATGATAATTTGGATCTAGATCACTGACATCTTTCAGTCTATCTATTGTAGTAGATAGTGAATTAATTGGTACATTTGCTTGCACACAATCGCCTACTGACCATGCTACATCGCATCCGTTAGCAGTTGTGCTTCCTGTGATTCCATCTTTGGCACCACATCCCCATTCAAATTTTCCCATAATATCAGGTGGAATTTTATAACCATCTACTGACCGTTGGTGGCATAAATATTTTTTCCAATTAATCATCATATTTCTAGGAAAACCAAATCCAATAGCACTTCCTGCACCTGCACAAAATTGACAGGATCCATCTTCATTAAAACAACCAGTTGGTGGATCTGGTGCTGGACACGAACATCTTGCAGCACACCCCAAATCTCCAAGACCAGTAAATGCATTTACTTGGCCATATGCTGTAAAATAGAATCTTTCAGAGTCTAATCCAAATCTATGTGGTATATTATTATTATCTAAGCAAGTTGGTTCATATACTCCCTGTGGAATTTCTGGAAAACAAGTATAATTAAAATCTGCATAACCATATCCATTTATTCGTGATAAATTTGTATTACACCCATAACTTGGAAATAATAATGGTCCAATATTTGCTGCATTAGGATTATCTTTATTACAAGGACATATTGCAAATCCACCTTCTCCTGCACAATAACCACCATTAAATACATCACTACATGGAGGAAAAGATCCATCACTACATGGTTCTCCTGGTGGTGGTATTTCTGGGTCTGGTTGTTCGGTAGTATTTGGTGCACCACATGGACAATTTATGATACAATTACCTACTTTAGCTATAGATGGCCATTTATCTACATATATTCTTGCATTTTGAAAAATATCTCTGGGTTTAGAGAATTCATTACCACATATATTTCCAGAAATACATCTATATTCTTCATATTGATGAACATGTGTACCAAATACCTCACTTCCATCTTCATACTTAAAGTTTAATTCATTTTCTATGGCAGATGATGATTGATATATAGGCATATAAGAACTTCTATATCTTAATATCCCAACATAACCTTTATGTCCAGCAGCACGTGGAATATCAGCAATTGCATCATCAAATCTTGCTCCGTGTTCTTTAAAGATTGCATATACACTGTCTGGTGGATCAATCATTTTAAGATCACCAGCAGGAATATATAAATTAGGAGAACATCCTGCACCTAATAAAGTCCAACATTTAGTTATACATGTTTGTACTGGTGTAGTAGGCCAAGTACCGTATTTGGGAAATTCAATAGGACAATCGATTGGACATGCAACACTAGAACCATTGACAATCATCAATTGTCCACCCTTTGGATTTATATTAGTAAGGGGGTGAGTCCGTGAGCCAAATTTTTCTGCACAATTTGTAAATGCTTGTTCATTTGGTCCAGAACAATTAGAACATCCGGTTTCATCAGTTTCAAGTATTGCTCTAATAATAATTGGACCACGTTCAGAAAAAGATACACGTCCTCCAACATTATCAGAATTTGGTCCATCTATATTAGACTGCCAACATGAAGCAAATGGTGATTCTTCAACCTCACCAAATATAACATGATCATCACAAGCATCTTCAATACTTACAGTTTTACCATCTTCATTAATGGTAATTCCGGATGGACAATCACAACCAAGACTAGAAAACTGAACTTCTTCTACTTTTTGTTTTAAACTAATTCTAAATTTAGTTTCTTGTGGAGTACCTGCATTAAAAATCTTTACTCTATTACATACTGTAACATCCCAATCTCTAAAGACTCTCCACACTTTTCCAGGAGCAATATCACTATGATCTAAAGTAAATAATACTCTTAATGCACTTGTTGGTGTTTGATGAATCCATATACCATCTGCTTCTCTTCCATTAGACCACTGATATCCAGCAAGTTCTAGTGCACCAATTTCATCCGTTGCTTCATAATCCATACCAAAACACCATTCACCAAATCCTAAACCCTGTGCAGCTGCATCTGGGCTACAAAAAGCATTTTTTCCAGCTGAATCTGGTCCAAAATCATATTGAGTTGGAACAATTACATTTAAACTTACTTTTTTACTTGATAAACCTAATGTATATCCTTGTGGGCCACATGCTCCACATGCTCCACATGCTCCACAAAATCCAGATGGTGCACACGTATAACCTGTTCCATCACAACCACAAATAGTTGTACCAGTTAATCCGGCTGGACCTTCATATAAATCCCATTCAGGTGTGGTGTATCTATTGAAAGGATTCATCCAACCAAAGAAATGCATATTAGCTGTACTTCCATCGAAGGGCAGACTTCCTACAAAATTAGGATTTGAATTGGAATATGCTTTACAACCTTCTGGAACGTCTTCCCATCCAAATGGAGTTCCATTGTCTGGATCTAATTGAGTACATATTTGATCAGGATCTAAAAAAGTACCACTACAACAATTATCAATATCTTGACCAAATATGTCAGAACATTTAGTTTGCACTAAAGGGCATTGTCTTATCCAAGGAGTATCGGGATATGATTCTGGATCTGCAAGAGCTTCTGCAACTTGTTCTTTAGTAAATAATGATCCATCAAAAACTGCATTATTAGAATAACATGCTGCAGCATTTTTATCTACATCCATATATTTTTTAAATCTATATGGCCATGGTCCACGAGGCATACGAGCAAAATCACGTGCGCATATAGCTGGAAGACCATCATTAAACGTATCAAAAAATACTTCACAATTTGATAATTCTCTCCAAGGATAATTTTCATTTACATTAAATGAGTGACAAGCATCTGGATGTGGTCTGACATTTCTAGCAGGACCAGTACGTTTAATATCAATAACTGTAGAATATGTATTTCCTTGACTATTATATTTTTCTATTTTTAATTCAAATGTAAAATTAAAAAAGTGATTATCATTATAATATGTTGGTTGACAACATGCATCTGAACCAGTATATCCAGATGTACCACAACATCCAACAGAACTAGAACATCCAGTAGAACCACTTAATCCAGATGGACCACAACATCCAGTAGGTCCTGCTGGTCCTGGACCAGAAGCACCAGAACAACCTGTAGTTCCAGAAAAAAGATCAACATTTGTCATATTGATTCCATTGAACCAACATGGAGAAATATCACCATAGAATGCAGCATCACCCCATCCATATGATGGTATATCTAATACATTAGACGGAGTTCTAAAAGAACTTGTAAGACCAGCAAATGGATCTTCTGGATCTATTATTCTTACTCGAGCAACATCTGGTTGTCTACCTATGTCACAACAACTTTGAAAATCTTGTCCTTCGGGTGGACAATCATTACAATTAATTAAATTTAAACCAGTCATTGGGTGACCAACACTGGGTAATTCTGTAGTAATAGTACCGGTGGAGGCCCAATTAGGTTGAGTTGGTTGTTCTAATATGCCTTCATTTGCAAAAGGATCACTGCTATTGAATGTATTCCTATACCAATGATCTCTATCACACCAACTACATTTATTACAGCAACACGCTTTTTTTGTCATAGATAATCACCCTTACGAACTTAATATTTATAGAATATGTACACCCTCATCACTGGTGTAATATATTGTATGAAAAGCTTCGTTGCACCACTTGGCACATATTGGACAGGGTTTAGAATTTCTATAGTTACCAAATCTATTAAAACGAAAATTAAGAAGAGTTAATTTTTCTCCTCTTAATGATTTTGGAATTTTTCGGTAGGCATCAAGTTCTGAGTGCATGTCAGAACCACGGTATCCCAAACGAAAAGTATCGGGGTGGGTCTTAAATACATTCTGACCCACCGCGATAATTTTCCGCTTATAGATTACTAATGAGATATGTTTCTTTTGTCTCTCCATTGCCATCGAAAGTGGCTTGGCAATAGGAACAAAATTTTCAATCACATGATCTATATTCATATTTTACAAACTTAACTTCAGCTTAGAGAGTGGATCAACTCCCTTACCAGAAGTAATAATTCCCTTATTAAGACTACTATCATACTGATCCTTGAGTTCATCAAGTGGATCAACTGTAAAGGCAATAAAGGTATTAGGAATTGTTACACCCTTTGAAGCCTTACTGTACATCATCCAAGGCATAAGCCCAATTTGACCTTGCTGCATTGGAAC